CTGCCATTTGTTATGTGACTAATGATCAAGTAGCAAAGTACTTTGTTCTATTATGTCTCACTACTAGTGCATTTGTTGGACAACGTAGTTAAACCAAAAAATGCGGATTTGGGAGGGCTGCAGAAGTCTTGCAGTCTTATTACTATAAAGGGTGTTCAATTCCTAGTTGGGTCAAATTTTGTTTGACTCTTGGAACATCTCTCCCTAACACAGGCCCAGGCCCTGATTTACAGTCAGTGGTAGGCAGATCTTACAATTTAGTCACTAGTAATTGCCCGTACGATTTACAATCAACTGTCCTGTTATGGTCAAATTGGATTGTATACTACGGTTACGGAAAAGACATTTGGAGTCTGCCATCTGAAACTCAAAATCAGATGTTACACAGACCCATTGAATTAGAAGGAATGTATTATCATAACCCATATTTAGTTGAGAAAATGGGATATTTAGCAAATGAAGTCCGTTTATGGATTCATGCTGCATATGATAATACATTGAAACAGATCTTATTGATTTTGCAGAATACAGACACTGTGTTCCACCAGAAATCTATTGAAGGTAGAGAAGCGTATTTGGATGTTGGAGACCAGAAAGGAGCCCCCACTACGCGGAAAATGGTTGTAATGAACTTAGTAGATGGTTCAAAAACAATTAAGAGTTTCTTTGAAGTTTTCAAGCTTCTAATTAACAGAGTTATGGAGGGTATCATGCAAAATTTCGATGATATCACATCCGTTCTAAATCAGAGCTTATTAATGAGGCTAAGAGGAGTTTTTGATATTTGTCTGTATTCAAAAATAAGCAAACATATAAAAAATAGGACAGCAGATAAACTCGGATATTTTTATCAAAGATTACCAGCTCCAAGACATGTCTCATACGACAATCCTGAGAGTACTGTTACCCGAGAATTGGCAGAGATTATGGAGAGTTTCAGATTAATGGGCATGAAAGCCCCTTACTTGTATGAAATTGGATTTCTGAAAAGATATTTGACTAAGTCTTTCCAGGACAGTTATGTAAAAATTTCTCCAGACCGGAAGATGCGAAACATGCTTGGTTATTACAACCGAATGTTATTAGCACCATGGTCTGAGGAAATAATTTTACAAGAACAATTTGATGCTGTCAAAATCAGCATTAAAGAGTATTACCAACTAATCGAGACATTAGCGTTTCGTGAAATTGGTACGAAGACAAATAACAAATTTGCTACTATTTACAATAAGTTGTACAACGGATTCACTCAATTTATCTATACTATGAAAGTTGAGATAAAAGAGATAAATTACTTAGAAGATGATCAAGATTTAATCAAGAAGTGGGTCACAAACAGGACAAAACTTGCAACAGGATTGTTTTCTTACAACTCTGCTCAATTTTGCGCTATTGTCTTACAGTTCTGTATGATCGGAGAAGATCGACAAAAGTTTTATGATATGCCTGCAGTAAAATACAATTTCAAGTTAAGGTATAACGCATCATTATTAGACGATGTCCTCAGTTTTATCTCTTTGCTAAAAGAGGTCGGAATGACAGAGACTAATTTAATTCAGAACTTGGAATTGTTGTCCAAGGCTTTTGATACCAACTTTTTTATTGAAACATACCGTACCAACATAAAAGGAGATAACATCCGATACAATACTTTGACGATGAAAGAGGTTGTATATGACAGTCGAGTTGAAGCATCTGCACTTGTGCCAGTAGAGGCAGGGTTTGAAGATGTAACCGACAAGTACTTGACTCTTGCTAGTGCACTATCTGTGACATTCTTTGAGAGCCGAGAATCCGGAGATTATTTCTTGGATAATGCTAGAATTATCACTCCTACAAAAATTGTTGCTGCTTCAAGGTTACGAACTTGGATAAACGAAGTCCGACTTAGTGAAAACAGAATCAACTACAATTACTTATTAGCTATTGAAATGCTAAATGCTACTAGCCCAAATCCCTCTCCTCCGAATCTATATCTGATTCGGAATGGAAGTAGTGATGATGGGATGCTGTGCGGAGTTTACACCAGATACAGTACAATAAATGGAGGAGTTCTGAACTCAGAATTCCATTTATTCCTGTTCTGGGAAACTGCAGAAAGGATAGCTGTCAAAACATCCAGTTACAGCTTTGATGATATCAAGTACTTCTATCACTTTTGCAGATTTTTCTGTGCTAATATGAAAACTAAGCCTTTATTTATGAAAAAGCTTAATACTGGCACAGGTACAAAATGGCACAAAAGAGGGAAATCAGTTTTCATGAGTCACTCTTTAAACAAAGGTACGTATAATATCACGTACATTCAGAAAGATCATCCTTTGAATGATTGGAAACTAGGATTGTATATGAATATGGGTGTTGAATTTGCACCAATACCGTCTCATATCAAAACGATTCAAATGGCTATTAACTATGAACATTATGTCCTTCCTGAAGGAGCATACAAGTCCTTTATCACTAATATACCATTAAACTCCCAAATCGTTTACCAAACTGACTATGTTGATATTAACCTAGGAAGAGGTGTCGAAATTCCCTATAAGATAGACATTCCAGTCCCTTATATAGGTATTATCGAGTTTTGGAAAGCTGTAGAGAAAAGATTTGGACTCAAATATTTCTCTAATCAAACTCATGCTAATAAGTGTAGCCTCGAAGGGTTCAATTGCATCCATTGGATGGAATTAATCTTCCAAGAAACTATACTAAATATTGAAACAGTGGTTTATGACATGTATGACAAGAATGGAAGAGATTTCCTTTCTATCTTGAACAGATACGGGGCGAATATAAATACTCAGTCTCAGTATAACATAAGAATAGTCTTTATTGTGTGTTGGATGCTCGGAGAGCTCCTCAACTCAAGAAGTGCTATTGGCTTACAATTTGACAAAACACTGACTTTGAAATACAAAATGACAGGGTTTATGGCTAATAAAAGAATCCCGGTTGTAGACTGGGTAGTTCGAATGACAGATGATTCTTTTTACAGAAATTTCATCAAACCTGCAGCACACACATACAAGATTACACCAGATATGATGGTTTTGTATACACGAGCAGCCTATCCAGAACTAGAAGGAATAGTAAAATTCATGTGCGGATTTCACCCTTGGCCTTTGGTTTACTACGGATTAGTAACAGAACATTTAAAGAGTTCCTTGAACTATATCTCGACAAAGTATCCAAGTATCGATAAGATCTTGAATGCACTCAGACACTAGATCCCTATTTTTAAAAATAGGGAATTACTTGCAATTAGTTAAAGCACGTTCCCATTCCAATG